TCACTCATATTCTCTGTTCCATTAGGAGTATCATTATTAGTACCAAAACGAACGAAACGTAATTGGAATCTATCTGGAATCTCGAAGAATCTGTTTTGACCACTATAGTTAGTAGTTCCCTTCATTTTTTTGAAGAAATCTTTGTCGAATATGTTCTTATGATCACTGTGCCTCTCTTTCTTACCACCAGGAACATCGAATTTTTTCTTATCGTTAACATATTTGGTAACAAATTCACCACTTCTAATTCTAGGTAATGAACCAATTTTAATATAATTGATTATATTCCATATTTCATTTGAATCAGCTAAATTCTTCGCAAAGAACTTAAATGCAAAGTTATGAGTTCTAAAACTCATACCTTGGAACATTTGTTCGGAATATGGGTTAAAAACTTGACCACTTTGTAATTGTCTAACTGTATTAATATCTAATTGTCCTTGTAATCCAACAAATTGGTTAAATCCATTGATCATTGACAAAACAGCAGATGTTGAGAATTCTGGTAATGCTGATTTTGCTGCATCTTGCAATTTTTCAGACATATCACCGAAATCCATTGATTTCATCATACCCATTGCTCCAACACCACCTACACCAATATCTGCTCTTCTGTACGCAGGACTATATTGAGTTGCAATTTGTGGAGGTATTGCAATATAAACTCTATCTGGGTGCTGTAAAACTTTTTGCTGATTACCTGGACTACTTCTTTTATAGAAGTTAGGAACATCTGAATCATTATATGAAAATCTTTCACGACGTAGCATTAAATAATCAGTAGCCTCGGTAGCACCATCAGCTATTCTTGGTCCTGCTTGCGTCCTACTTGCAGGAGCTCTTAATGGATATTTGAAGATTGCCAATTTCTACCTAAATAATATCGTGATCTCTATGTATTTATGCGTTATAAGCAGGGAAAGTACATTCCTAGGCTTCCAAAGAAGTATAAAGGTGATTATCGGAACATAGTTTACCGATCATCTTGGGAATACAAATTCATGCAGTGGTGTGATACCACCCCTTCAGTCCTTGAATGGGGTAGTGAAGAGATTGCTATACCCTATATATCCCCTGTTGATGGTAAACGCCATAAGTATTATCCAGACTTTTATTTAAAGGTTGGTAATAAAAAATATATGGTTGAGGTGAAACCCAATAAACAAACAAAGGAACCTAAAACTCAGAGAAAAATAACTAAACGTTATGTTACTGAGGTTGTTACATATAGTGTTAATAAAGCTAAATGGAAGGCAGCAGAAGACTTTTGTAAAGATTATGGTTGGGAGTTTATGTTAATTACAGAAAAAGAACTTAAAGTATAATGTTTGCAAGTATTTTCGCAGCGATAAATCAAATTGCTGGTGCTGTTTATAGCAATCAGACAGTTGATCCTGGTGTGCCAAATTGGGCTCAAGGAAGAAATTCTTCATTACAAGAGTTTAGTTCATTTTTTAGAAAGCAAGCTAATCATCCTTCATATACAAACCTATATTCAGTACACTTCGCAACTCCTCCTCGTTTAAGTGGACTTCCTGATTGGGGATTTGAAAGTGCTAATAGATCAACGAATTTATTATTAGATTATTATTGTGATACTGTAAACCTACCAAGTAAGCAAATATCTACAGGTCAGATTGTAAATATAGGTTCCTCATATAAGTATCCAACTGGAACTGCATTTAGTCAGATCAATATGACTTTTAAAATGCCTCAAACTCAATATACTAGAATGTTATTTGAGAGATGGATTACTTTTATGAGAAATGATGCAGATCAATATGTAGATTATTATGATGATATTGTTTCACCTACTGTAAGAATTTTAAAATGGGAAAGAGGTGGTGGAGATGCCGTTCATACCTTAAACTCTAATGGTGCTCTTAGACAGCAAGATCCTAATGCTAATGTAACTCCAGATAATTATAGAAAGAATCGTGTAACAGCATGTTGGGAATTACGTTCAGTTTTTCCATATAATATTGGATCTATACAGTTGAATAATATGGAATCTAGAGTAATGACTATAACAGTTGGATTCTATTATGAACGATATAGATTCTATGGAAAGAACGTTCTAGATATACAAGATGGTAATATTGGACAACTGGTTCCTTCCAATCCAGATAAAACTCATAGATTGAACTTATTAGAACCAGATAATGCATATATTGCCTCCTCATAGTCCCCTAAATACTTACACTGAATTGAAGTACTATGGTATTACCTACATTAAACACACCGAAATTTAAGACAAAACTGCCTTCTGATGGTAGAACAGTTAACTTTAGACCTTTTCTAGTAAAAGAAGAGAAGATTCTTCTAGTTGCTACAGAAACTGGAGACCAAAATAGTATGGTTTCTGCGATTAAAGATATTATTGGTGCTTGCACTGATATAACAGACTGTGAAACCCTTTCGACATTTGATATTGAATTTATTTTCTTACAAATCCGCACGAAATCTGTTGGTGAGTCTGTAGATGTTACGGTGCTTTGTCCTGATGATGAAGAAACTGAAGTAAGTGTGAAAATTCCTTTAAACACGATTAAAATTAAAAGAACTAAAGGACATACTAATGAAATTAAAGTTAGTGATGAGGTAGTTCTTACACTGAACTATCCTACATTAGAAACCTTTGTGAAGATGAACTTTGTTCCTGATGAAACACCTGGTGTCGATCAAGTATTTGATATGGCAGCTAGTTGTATAGGATCTATTACTGATCCAGAACAGGTTTATGACGCACAGGATTTACCAAAACAAGAAATACTTGATTTCTTAGATCAGATGACATCTGAGCAATTTAAGAAGATCCAAGATTTCTTTGAAACTATGCCGAAACTTCAGCATACAGTTAAGGTAACAAATCCTAAAACTAAGGTTGTGTCAGATGTTGTTCTTGAAGGATTAGCAGCTTTTTTCGGATAGCCCTTCTTCATAACAGCCTGAAGAATTATTATGACACTAATTTTGCGTTAATGCATCATCATAAGTGGAATATTGAGTACATCGATAATCTTATGCCTTGGGAAAAGGAGGTTTATATAAATCTCTTAACCGAATTCCTTAAGGAAGAGGAACGTAGAATGAAGGAGCAAGAAGCGAATAGTGGCTAAAATCCAGCTGTATAAATTTATTAATCCTGGCGGAGCAGGTCAGGATAAGCTGAGCCATAATTTTGGTAGATCGAGTCTTTTAGCTATTAATAGATTAGGAAGCACTCTTAATGGTGTTGCTCAAGTCGTTGGTGATATGGGTTCTATTGCAAAGGCAGTAGATAAAGTAGAAGCAAATCAAGAAAAGAAAGAACGCAGAAGGTTAAAGAGAGAAAGAGACCAAGCTGCTGAGGATGAATTAGAACGTAAAAATGCCCTGATGGGTAAGGGCATAAAGTGGAAAGGGGCGATAAAAAAACAAGAGAAGGGATTTGGTGAACAGTTCTTTGATAAGATACTAACTCCTTTTGCAAGTTTTCTTAAGATAGTAGGATCCTGGATAATTGGACTGGGTAGTAAACTTGCTATTTACGAGGGTCTGAAATGGTTAGCGGATCCTGCCAATAAAGGTAAAATAGAATTATTTTTGCATAAACTCAATGTAGTTTGGACAAAGATTAGTGGATTCTTCATGGGAAGAATTGGTAATATAATGGATGGGTTTACCAATTTATTTGGAAGTGGTAATAGTTTTGGAGATAGATTAAAAGGTTTAGGGCAGCTTATAGTTGGAATTGTTGGATTAGGTGCTTTATTAAATCCATTTGGATTGATGGATATGATCCTATCCTTATTAGGATGGGATTGGTACAGGGATAAACCAGATGGAAGACGAGGAAAACCAGGAAAACCTGGTTCAACTCAACCAAGGAGAACCCAACCAAGGTGGGATGCGAATCGAAGTAATATTAATAGACAGTTTGGTAAGAATGGTCTAAAGGAATATAATAAGTTACGTTCTAGAGGAGCGTCACATAAAAGTGCTTTAAAACAACTTAGAAAGTTAAAGGTAAAAAATCCAGAGTTATTTAAAGCACCTAAACCTACAAGTGGATTATCACCAAGTGGTGCTCCTAAAGGAAAGATAATAAAACCTGGTGCTAAACCTGGATTAGGGAAGATGGTTAA